GCAAGAACTTCTTCGTAGTTTTTGTGTAAAATTTCAATCCACCCTGATTCAAAATCAACCCATCTTTTCTGTATTTCCAAGTGCGCAATTTGTTTGTCTTCTACCATTAAAGAATCTAATGCGGCTTTGGTTAGGTTGTCTATGTCAGGTTTGGATTGGTGAAATCTGCCGTGATGTAATTTCTTTTTTTTCTTTGACCAAGAAGGTGGTACTGGAATAAAAAAAGTTATGGAAGCTCCTATTGGTGGAAGAATAAATTGTTTGGCTTTGGCTTCAGCTAGAAGGTCAATTTTGTACTTGTTGTATTTCTCTAGGCGAAGTAATCTGCTTAAACCTGCGGGGCGTAATTTCTCTCTTGGGATTCTAAAGAATATAGAGTCACCTTGAGTTGCCCTAACGTGGGTTTGTGGCGTTATATTAAGTATTATTTTCTTTTGCATTAGTCCTATCTTTTACTGCTTTTAATAAAATAAATTCCACAGTCTTTGTTATTGACCATTTTTTTCTTTCAGCTAACTTTGCAAGTTTTTCGTAAGTTTCTGGATTTAAATAGATTGTTGTACGCTTCATAGTGATTCATTTTGATGCAAGTTACATCATGTTATAACATTTAACAAAAAAACCTCCTTTTTTAAGGGAGGCTTCGCATAAGAAATTGAACACTTTTATCTGATATTCTTTATGTAATTGGCTAACTGTTCGTCTTTTCTTAAAACATTATCTCTTAAATCCAAAACCCTTTTACCGTATAATGGATTTTTCCTCATGTCAATACCTTCTTTTGGTAATGGAACTCCGTATATGCTTTGCATTGCAAAACCGTGATATCCCTTTTCTGTATTAGGTGTAATTTTTCCCAACCCGTTGTACGTTTGCATTCTTAATGCTGGGTCTTTTATTCCTAGTTTATCAGCATATTTCATCTTGGACATATAAGCTCTCGCAAACATATCGTATTCGTCACTAACGCCTTCTTCCTCTGTTTCCATTTTTGTTGGGATGTCGTTTATTATCTCATTATCTGACATTTTTATTTGTCCTAATCCTTCTCCTTTTCTATTTAACCCTGTTTCCTGAAGTGATACTGATAATAAATCGTATGGGTCTAAATTGTATCTTTTAGCTGCTTTTACTATTCCGTATATATCTTTTGAAGGATACTTTCCGCTTACTAAATCCCTGTTTGGGTTTATTGCTTTACCTGTTGTGGCGTTTACTTTTCTATTATCTTTTAATTCGTAATCTCTTGGCATTACAAGTCCTTTCTTTGCAACCGGTGCTGTAGGTGTAACGCTAAATACTTTTTTAAGAAAATCCATTATTGGATTGCCTTCGTTTTCGCTATGAATTGTTTCTGATATTGCGTCTAACTCTGCCATTAAGATTTTTTATGTCTATTTGCAAACATTCTTGCTTGTGCAATTGAACTAAATCCCCACGCTTTTAATGCTAATGCTTTCCTTGTAGGTTCACCATTTGGTTTTTTCATTGCGCCTTTCATTCCGGCAAATCTTGCAGCAAAAGAAACCCTGCGTGGATTGACACCTGACTTTACTGGGGCTTTTAGGTTACCTCCGGTTTCGGCATTATATGATGCTCTGCCTTTTTCGTTCAGTCCTCCTTTCGGATTTTTGCCTTCTGCCCTTGTCCAAGCTGGTGTCTTACGCATTACTTTTTTTCTTTTGCTTTAATCTTTTTTTCTTGCTCAAGCATTTCTTTTGTTGGCTTTTTACCTGAACCTGATTTAGCTCTGATATTATTCCAAAGGCTATTCGCAACTCCTAGTTTGTTTAATTTCCCTTTCATACCACTAAATTAAGGATTTCCTAATATATTTGGTTCATTTTTTGTATCAATTATATCAATAAGTGGCTTTCCACCGGTGTCTATTATTTCAACTTTTTCACCCGAAAGCATAGCATCTATCGTTTCCTCTATGATTTCTCGCTGTTCTGGGGTCAATAGAGCGACTTTCTCGTTAATGGCGGGTACTGCAAAGACATCGCTTAAAATCTCTTTCTTTATGCCATCTCTGACCGCCTGTGTTATATGCGGATGTGTTATGGTATCTTTAAATATCCAATTTATTTTGTTTACATGGCTTAAAAATAACCTAGCACCACTTGATTCGGGGTATTGTCTAATAAAATCATCGTAATGTTCTTTAGCCATCTTTAGATGTTGTATTGCACTTACTATGTTTGCTCCGTTCATTTATTAAAGTTTAAATGCTTATATTCTAATTCTTGTAAAAATGTTCTCGCTTTGAGAACTTTTGCTTTTGCTTTCTCTATTAATTCTTCATTTCTGTAAACAGGGAATAAAAGTATTCTTTCTTCTAATGGAGCATTTGAAAATATCATGTTAGATTCTTTTTCATTCCATTCTTTTATAAATTCAGGTGACTCTTCACTAATAACATTCATTTTTCTTAATAAAGAATATTTTACTGAATTCCTAATGTGTTCTGGAGTATCAAGTAAACAATAAGCAACACAAGCTTTTTCTAATCCTAACAAATCCATGTAACCATTCACTTGTGCTTCGTATTCACTATCTAATTTATCTGGCACTTTAGAAAGGAATGTAACCCAGTCCCAGCTTGACTTTGTATCATATACAATTGTTTCATCAATAACATCTGGTGTTCCTACAAAAAAATCATTGCTAAATGTTTTAATGTTTTTTTCAAGTGGTCTTTTTATTGTAAGCGATAACATGTCTATAGCTTCCGGTTCTACTGTGTTACCCTTATCTGTATACTTGTTATCAATTTCTTTTTTGAATCCGTATCTTTTATTAGCATAGACTTCTATCAAATGTGTCTTTGCTGTTTTAGAAAGTTCTCCAGCTTCTTTGTCTGCTTTAAGTTGTGGTTCTGTAAGCAATTTACCAATGCTACTGCAATGAATGAGTGTGTTATAAAATTCCATTATTTTATGCTTTTAAATTTTTTATTATAGTGTTCTAGTAATTCGGGATTGCTTTTTGACATCAGCTCCCAAGACTTTAGCTCTGCTCTTGTTTTACAAGCATCTATAAATTCTTTAGTTTTTTCAGTTAATGTTTTCTTTGATTGGGTTGGAATAGTTTCTACTTCAATTTGGTCTTCATAGAAATAACCTAAATCTTTTAGTTTTGCTACATTTTCTTTATGATATTCTTCCACTAATAATTTAGCGGTTTCTAGTGCCTCTTTAGCATCTTCTCCGGCGTTAATAGCCACTTCTACGCCAATCTTTTCTGATGCGTAATTTCCTAAATTGAATGTTCTTTGATAATTGATTACTTGGATGTGCATAGCAGTTGTGTGTTTTAAAAAATTGGTAGCAATCTCATCATTAATTGCCTTTCTTTTTTATGAAAGAGCTTAAGTGTAGAAATTGCGTACCAATTAGGGGATTTTGATTTTTAGTTGAAGCCTATCTAACTCTTATTACTTGTGTTGTGTTTTCAATGACCTTTATCTTAAAGATTTTGTCTTTGTGGTCTTCTTTTCTTTTTAGATTTGAAATCATTACAGCAATAGATGTATATGGGTTAGTAAATTCAATAATCTCATTCACTTCTAGCGTAGAAACCTTACTAGAAACTGAATCTGGGTTAATGTGTCTTGCCATTTTTGATAATTTTTAACAAAGTTAAGTTAATTATTTTAAATTAAAAAACTATTTTTAAATTAATTTTGTTGCCTAATAGGGAAACTTTTGTTACCAAAACGGGAACTTTGTTTCTTATCTGCATGAATATTCTGAAAAATTCATGCAATAGTTTATAAATTGGCAATATATGTCTAGTTTTTGACAAATTCGGAAGTGAAACTCGGACAATATCCGAAATAGTGTCACTAATTTATATAAATATGTGACAAAGTAAGGGGTAATTCGGTTATATCTTGTAACATATAAAAGGTAAAAATGTTACAAAATAGGTGCAAATAAATATAAATGGGCGCAAAGTAGTAATAATACTACCCTAATAGCAAAAAATGTAAACTCTGCAAGTTTTGATAATGTTCATTAATTTTGGTTGTTCAAGTTTCGTGAACATAACTAATAAATGAACAGTCCGTTATAATCGGACAAACCACTAAATTCAATTTTCGTAAAGCTATTACTTGACTAATTTTAATTTACTCAATGGAGTGAGTAATTTTACTCAATGAGCCGTAAATGAGCGATAAGCGGCTCAATATTGAGCGATAAAGTGCCTTATAAAGCACAAAGCACATCAGAATGTGCATTTTATGACTCATTATGCCATCATTAGTGTCAAATAATTCACTTTATGGTGGATATTTTCATCGCAAATCCGCCAAACCCTTATAAACATTCGCTTTAGCGAAAAAATTTTCCAGAACACTTGGAGATAGGGGGGGTAACGCTACAGAAACGGGGCGGGTCAACCAAAAGGGGAACTCAAGCAAATCAAGGTACGGGGGGTCGGGTTTTGGTTTTCGGATTCGGTTTATATGGCGTAGTAATGATTGAGGGTCGGGGTGTCATGCAAAGCAGTATGGTATTGGGTTTCCTATGTGGCGGTGGTAAGGTAGTGAGCGGATTAACCATGCACTTATCACCTAGGGTAATGGGGTATACTATGTATGTGCTAGCCTATCTATATGGTGCTATATGTGGGGTGTTATGGTATTGGTAAGGTGTTGCTAAAGTAGTTAGCATTGCTAAAGCATTTAGTTAATAGTGTAAGTTACGCATTATTAAAAAAGCTAATTTGCTCAAGGATAAACTATCTCGACATGGGTGAGGCTATGACATCAAAAGGCATTAGGGTGTCTAGAATCGCCTTAAAATGCGAAATAGGGCTATTATAATTAATTTAATAATTTAACATATTTTAACAATATTTTAACAACTACTTTGCTCAAGTACAAAATAAAAGACTATCTTTGTTCTGCAATCGGGGGTAAAGCCCCACTGCAAAAGTTCTTTCTAGGTAGTTTCACAATCACGTTTAAAAACTGATTAACGCTGAAACTGATAATGCGAAATGTAGACATACTATATGAGTAGCGCTAAAGATTATCTGCCGAGCCAATAAGCACCCCAAAACCAACACCATCACTAGCTTGAGGGTATATAAAGAAGCTAGGGAAGTAGTTACCACTTACATAGGTAGCGTTCACCTTTCAGCAACGGAATCCGATGTGAAATACATAGGTTGGTACTTTTAAGATGTCTTATCTGCTACCTTCTTACTCACACGATAGCCAAACATATTAACCATTAAAATTAAATAAAATGAACACGCAAATTTTTGACCAAATTTCTTTCAATGTTAAAACATTACAATTCATCATGTACATTAAGATTTTAGGCAGTCAAGAGCAATTTAACATTCCACATATGAAAGCACAATTTCTTATTGAGGATGTTAATTTATCAAGTACTTATAAAATAGATACCGAAATAACAAAAGAATATATCTATTATATACCTACAAAAAAACAAGGTTAACTGACGATGGGGTAAATCCCCGAAATGTTCACGAGGATAGACGGGCTATCCGCATATTAACCAAAAAAAATTGTTATGCAAAAAGTATTTACCACTAGTGGCAGACGCATAAAGCGTACACCATCTAGCTATGAGAGATTTATTCAAGCACACATTCAACTAGGCAAGGATGTCAAATCAGCTATTAATGAATGGAAACTATTGAACGCTCGCATCCAAATTAATTCACTTAATTTACAAAATTAAACAACATGACAAAAATTCAAAAACTTGAACTTGAAATTTTAGCTATTAAATTATGGTTTCAAACTTTTAGTGACACTAACTTATGTGATGATTCACAAAGAAATCACATGAGTAAAAAATTGAATAAACTTAAAGATGAATTAAGCGCAACAAAAATCAAAAACTTTTAAACTAGATAAAATGAAAAACACTTTACGAACTGCACAAATGATTACCCTTTTTAGCGGTATTATGCTAGGCACATCTGCTTTTGTAGTTGGTGCTACCATGACAATGGATAACCCAATAAAGCATAATATGATACTTTTAATCGGGTTTGCTGAACTGCTTGTCATATTCTCACTTGTATCAATTTTCACCACTAAAAATAAATAACATGGAAATAAAATTTATAACTGAAGGCGCAGATAAATATTTCAGATTTGACAAATATGAATTTTTTGCATACAAGCAAGGTAGAGATGGTTATTCATTAGAGGTTCATGAATTCTTTCATGTTGCTGATAAGTATCAACTAAACAAATATTGTTCACGAAGAGTACATATCCCATATGAGCCAGAATGTAATTTAAAAGCCATTAGGGAGCGTATAATTCAATTTATTAATCAAAACAACTAAATACCTATGAAACCTAATTTAAAGCGAAGATTAGCCTCTTTAAATGCCAAATTGAGCCAATATGGATTCCAAACCATTACTGAAGGTGAAGCAATAACATTTAACCAAGAATTTAAACCTCAAAGCGGTCAAGATGGTGGATGTAAATTGATTAGCTATTATGGACATGATGGTCACCTATTATTTAATAGAAGGGATTTAAATCAGATTGGTGATACACTAATTGAAATAAGCCGTACATATAGCGGTGTTGATATTTATTAAAATTTAAATTAATTATTATGCTAGTTGAAATCAAAGAAAAATCAGTTTACGGAAATGTCCTAATGTATCCAAATAATCAGACGGCAAAGTTTTTTGCTGAACTGATAAATAAGCAGACATTTAATCGCAGAGATTTAGGTATTATGGCTGACCTAGGATATAGGATTGAGATTATTAAATTATAAAATTAAACAAAATGACAAAGCAATTTAAAATCGGCGAATATGCCGTTGGTGGTATTATCAAAGTATCCAAAATAAAAATTAAGGATGAACATTTTACTGACCATGTAATGATTGAAGCACTAGATTATACCACCAAAAAAGTGGTAGTAAGTTCTAGGTTTTTTGATTGGGGTGACGAAGCCATGAGCAATTTTTTAAATGAACTTACTAGCAGTTATTATGCTGATAAAATATTAGACTACATTAAAACCAAATTAAACTAAACAAAATGACAAATTACGAACAAAAATTATTCAGCGATTTATTAGATGTAAATTGGATGATTGAAGAAAACAAAGCCAACAAAGAAATGGCACGATTCTTATCCATTGCTTACCACACGATTCAAGATGAATTGAGGGAGTCAATGGGCGATGGTAAATACAACATATTTATTAGAGCGGGCAGAGAGATGTTTTCGCCCGCCAAAGGTTAACTGAAGATGGGTTCAATACCCGAAACGGCGTAAGTTCCCCCGCTTACCCGTCTTAACCAAAAATGTGGAGTCACCACATAAAAAACTGCAACTGATTTATGAAAACTTTTAACGACAAATTTTCAGCACAAACTAACGAGCAAGCAGAATCAAAAATAAGCTCGATTTTAGCCAATTCTAGACAAGATAATGTCTTGGTGACATCGGAGGTCGTTCCATTGGAGAAACTGACAGGAATGCCATCTAGAAGAGGATTAGAGAATGCTATCATTTGCGAGAATCAAATCGTGAATGTGGTATCCAATTCCTATGGACATTTACCTAATGAAAAATTCTTCCTAGGTGTAGAGGAAAAGTTAATTGATGCTGACATTTATTACCAACAACGTAGTATCAATCGTGACAATCGCTCATTCGTTGTGGATTATATCCTAGCTGATGACCGCTACAAAATTGAGGTGAAAGGTGACAAGGACATTTTGCGTCCAATGTTACGCTTTGTGAATTCTTACGATGGTTCATGTAAGACTAGTGGTTCATTCGGATTTTGGCGCAAAGTATGTGACAATGGGTTACACGTAGCGCAAACGCACATAGGATTTAGTGTTAAGCATTCGGGTGCAATTGCCGACATCGTAATGCCTAAATTGGATGAGATTGTAGGTCAGTTCATGGACAATGAATTCTTTACGCTTAAACGCAAATTTGAGGTACTTGCAGAGCGTCCCGTATATAACTTGGAGGATTATGTTAAAGTGACCGCAAAGAGCCTAGGAATGTTTAAATATGAGATGTCTGATAAGAATCCTGAACCTAGCGCAAACGCTCGTTTTGTATTGGATGTAATTGACCGCGAATCAAGACAATTGAATACACGTCCTAACCAATGGATTGTATACAATGCATTCAATGAATTGTTGCATAGTAAATTGAAGAAAACTTTTGACCAACAACGCACGTTGGATGAGAAGTTATTTGAAACTATCTACGCTGACATTAACTAATATATAAAGGGGAGAGAAATCTCCCCATTTTTAAACTTATTAAATTAAACAAAATGAAAAATTTATTAGAAGTTGAAGGAAATTACCATTCAACTTATGCATTTGTGCAACAAAACAATTTAGAAAATACTGCTACTAAAGTCCTCGGTAAAGGATGGGAAGCAGAAGATGATTGCGGACAAATTCAAGAGATAATTAATTCTCTTGGTATCGGTAGTTATTCGGTTGTATGCAATGAGCATATTGATTCTGATGGAGATGATATTGAGGTAAGGAAAATATCTGACATAGAAGGAATTGACAAAGCATTCAAACAATTAATCTCTCTTTATGATGTATGCGATGATTTAGAAAATAATGGCGAAGATAAATCAGCTAAAAAAATGAGAATTACATTAAACAAATTAGGGGCATTTATACAATCATTAAAAAATTAAACAAAATGGAAAACACTACTACGCTTGAATCGTCTTGGGGATTTGTAACTATCCTTACACCTACGGGTGCTATATTAGAAACTAACTGCTCTGATTTACCTAACGAAAAATGCTACATCTTGGATATAGAGAGATTTGATATAGCAGAATTTAATGATTGGTTTTTTAGGCGCTATGGATGGCAACCGCCATTGGATTCCATTGATATCCTTGAACTAGGATATTGGTTAAAGGATGGTACATATGTCCCTCCATCAAATTGGAGATATGAGATTCGTGAGGAACTAGAAAAGGAAGGAAAACTTATTGTTTATTAAACTTATTAAATTAGATAAAATGAAAGATTTATTTGAATGTCCTAATAAATTACCTAAAAATATACAAGCTATTTTAAAGCGATTTAACGACCTAGAAATTGAAAGGGGTATACAATATACCGACCTTGTCCAAATGGGCAAGGAATTGGCTTATTATGGCTACCAATTTGATTTTTACCTTGATTGTGTTCCTTATAATCTTAAAAAAATAAAATATGAAAGAAATTAAATTAAAAACGCTTTGGGCGGTTGATATAAAAGGCATACAATATGCAACATTTAGATACAAAAAAGAAGCTATTGAATACGCATATAATAGACCTAAAAGAATTTTTAGTTTTGTTATTGTAAAAAGAAAAGTATTAACTGATAAATATTAAACAATTAAATTAAACAAAATGAAAAAATTTATTACAACTGCAATCTTATTTGCTCTATTTTTTAGCGCCTCTGCTAATGATATTATTATCAAGGATACCACAATAAACAAAGTGGTTTATTCGGTATATCAAGGAGCAAGGGGTGGAAGGTATATTATCGTTACAAGCCACAGTGGAACGACATACCGAAAATATTTTAAAAAGAAATAATTAACTATTAAATTAAAAATCATGGGAAAAAAATTCGTTGTTGATTATGATAACAAAGTATTGACTTTGTATTATCAAAACCAGATATTTATGTTTGATTTAAACATGGGCGATGTAGGTGATTTTTGGCATGGTTTTGTTTTGAAAGATGGGACTCAACTAGATGTTTGCTTTCATCAAGAGGATGCAAATCAAGAGCCGTCTTGCGAAATATGGGATACTGCATTAGACAATGAAGATGGCAAGTATTATATTAATCACGAAATAGATTGTATTGATAGTTGTGAGATTCTAGGTAATCCTATAAATTACTTTGGAGAAGAGCCTATTAATGTTCCTTGGATGAATGCATTTCAATTAGATAAACAATTTACAAATTTTAAAATCAGATAATATGTACAAATTAATCAAAGGAACAGACCTTACAAATGAGCAAAAACAATCATTAAAATTTGTAGGAATGAATAACCCTACATGGATATTATATCACTCATTCTATTTTACTGAAGATGGCAAAAACCCTGCAACATTTGATAGTGGTTTTTATTATCCCGTTGCTCACTCACTTAAATTTTTACCATATTAAATTATCTAAAATGAAAACAAAAATACCTACAGAAAAATTAGAAAGATGGATTAGCTCACTCCTAGAGGAGATTGATGCAGATGAATTATTTAGAATGCTATCCAATGAATGCGACAAAAAACAATTGGGATACCTACATGACGCAATTAAAGACGAATTAAGGCTACATGATAAGTATGTCATAGAATGTACCAACCTAATTGATAAGCAGAAATTTGAGGCTTTTATGGAAGATTACAAGCCATATTACAATGAACAATCACTAATATTTTAAATTATTAAATTAGATAAAATGACAAATCAAGACGATATGTGGAATTGTTCAGAATGTGGACAATTACAAGGCAGACACGATATGTGGTTTGATGGTATATGTGAAAACTGCAATACCAACGCTACAAAAAAAGGGACTTTTTATATAAATGAATTAGCGTGCGAATTGGCTGATTTATATATAAAACAAACCTATGAGTATACCACCGAAACCATTTGGGAGGATGATGGCGAAGGTGGTAGCAAATACACCGAATTTATGCAAGAACAATTTAATATCATGCATGATAAAATAGAATCCCTTTTATTAAGAAACCAATTAAAAAAATAATCATGACTAATTTAGAAATCAAAATCAGACTAGAACAAATCCTAGCTAAAATACAAGACAATATCAATAGTGGGTGGAAGGATGACCTTGAAGATACATTCGAATGCGTAGTGCTTGAGGATGCGCAAGGTTCAGAGTACAATGGGTGGATGAGTGAATTAGAAGCCCTACACAACGATATTATTATCTAGTTCGGTTAACGAGGGATGCGCATTCGTTATAACGCATAATTTTATTATATTATCTAATTTGCTAAATTTAAAAAAACTAAATTTATAATTATTAAATTATCTAAAATGAAAAACATTAAAAAAATACAAAGCCAAATTAGGGTTTTGAACACTAAAATTCACCTAGGTAAAGTAAAAAATGTATACGCAGTAATGGAGAAGATAAAAAAATTAAAGACACAACTGCAAGTTGAAATTGACCTATACAATTGGGAAAACTATCTATCAAAATAACTTATTAAATTAATTTATTTGCTTAATCAAAAATAGTTTATACCTTCACAAAAAAAATTAAAAAAATCATGATTAAAGAATTATCAATTTTTATGTACCAAATGCTCAAGCTATTGGTCATCGGGCTGCCTATAGCAATCATTTTGCTTTGTACTGCTAATATATATTTTGAACTTAAAAGAATAATACAATGGATAAAAAATTAAGCCAACACCAAATGTTAAGAGAAACTATGTATGTAATGTTTAAAGACAATCACCTTCCTTATTTAGACATGGAGGATTTTATTACCATGTGGGAGGCATTAGCCACTAAATGGAACATTCGTATAGATGATGACCAATGGGAAGAATTTACAGAAGAAGTTAATAGTGTAGCTTCTAATAGACAAAGTGTATTCAACACAATATTTGATAAATATTTTAACAATTAAACCAAAAAACAAACAATTATGGCAAAGTATGAATTAGTAAAAGAAACAAGACCAAACGGAACAATTTTGTATTCAGTTGAATTGAATGGGCGTTATGTAAGCCATACCGCTACTGAAGATTTAGCCCAAGCTAAAGAATTTTTTAGCTTATTAACAACAAAAGTTAACAATACAGAAACAATAAAAGAAACCATTCAAACAATTGAATTAGATGAAAACTAAACAAATAAGCGTAAAGGAATACGCAAGTAAAGTAGACCCTTCTCTATTTAGGTCAAATAGAAAAAATCCAGATGCTTCATTAACACAACAAGCTATTAAGTATAGGATTAAACACAATATGCATTTGCCCCATGTAATAAAATATAACAGAGTGGGAAAAATCCATGTATTAAGCGTGTTGGCGAATTTTTAATTTAAAATATAAACGAAATGAATAAAGAAAATTACAATCAAAGAAATGTAGAATGGATACTTAATTGCATTAATTCATGTACTAATAACGAACAGCTTGATTGCTGTGAAGTACTTATAGGATTATTTAGATTTAGACTTATGAAGGATAATACTGATGAAAAAGATATGCACGATATAGAATGTGAAATCATAGAAACATTTGTCAATAAAAGAGCTTTTTTAGAAATTATATAGTATGAAAAATAACTACGAATTAAAGCAAACAATGTTATTGTCCATAGAAAATGAAACTTTAAGAGAGCGTGTAAAAGAATTAAAATTGGAGATAAAAAAGCTACAAGATGAAAAAAGAGAAAGAATGGTATCGGGCGAAGGGGATAATGCAGTTATTCAAGAATGATAAATTAATAAGGGAATACCGATATAATGATAGTTATAATAGAAGGAGAATTTATAAAATATGGATGGTTGAAATAAAACCTAATGGAATAGATTGTTATGAACTAATTATTAAACCCGAAACGCCTCTTTTTTAAGGGGCGTTTTACTTTAATTCCTTTTGAAAGTAAAGCATTTCTCTGCCGCCATAAGCATATTCGGGAGAGTAAAATTTAAAACCTTGTGATATTAGACTATTTACGCTTGGGTAATTATCAATACTTGTATAGGTTATAGCCATATGACAATCATAGGCTGACTTGATTCTCAACTTAATCATTTTCTTTTGTAAACGTTGCCCTCTGTAATCCTTATGAACCCACGCCCTTACAAATATGCAAAGACCTTCAGTAAAACCGCATCCACAATAAGCTATTATTTTGTTTCCAGAAACTATAACCCACCAATCCCTATTTAATTTAAACTCATCATTGCATCCACTAAATACCTTATAATCCAATTCTATTACTTGCTCGTAAAGATTTAGGTTTAGCACTTTGCCCCTACTGAATACCTTTATGGTTTTCATGGTTATACAATTTTACCTTTGAATATTCTTTTATTGTTAAATTCAAAGTCCTCCCCGTTCGGGTCAAGGTCTACCTCTGCAAACCCATGATTCCACTTATTTAAAGGCATATATTGGGGATGTAATTCCGAAAGGCAACCCAATGACCAAGTAGTTACCATCTTGCCCGTAAGGGTAGGTTCTGTGTGTTCGCTCGTTTGGTGATTATGTCCTTGAAAGGTGCTGACCTTTGCTTTTAAAAATAATCCCCTTGCAGGGTTAACGGGTGCTGAAATGCCCCCTACATATTCATGACCATGTATGCCCCAAAGATTATTAAACTTCATTGGTCGCTTATCTCCTATCATTTCTATCCCTCTGGCTCTTGCCCTAATGATATTTTCAAACTCAAACTCCTCTATCCCTACCAATTCACCGGCTTTTTCGTAAAGAAAATGCTCGTATCTCTCCTCGTGGTTGCCTATCTTAAAATATATTTTACACTTTAATTCCTTTTCAAAGACATCAAACAATGCTCTGAATGTATCTAATTCTAGTTTAAAGTTTCTTTTTTTTGGGTCTTTTATAAATCTGCTCAATCTATGGCAGTCAATGGTATCTCCGTTTAAAAGTAATGCATCGGGTTTTGATTTCTTGGCATATTGTAAAGCTGCCGTTATCGCGCTTATGCTATGGTAAGGGACATGGATATCAGATAATATTAGAATTTTTTTATGCCCCTTGAATATGTATGGTTCAAAAGCAGTTTCATCTGATGTCGGTAAATTATATGGATTTCTAGGGCGTTCTCCCTCTCTTAACAATTCTGAGGTAGCATATTTCCTTTCAAGATTACCTTTTTTCCCCTCAATATATCTCAAACAAGTCCTTGCGCTTTCCTCATTTGTGAATGTTAAATTATTTTCCGCATACATTATCCTTGCTAATTTTTTAGTAGGGAAGTCGGGGTGTTTTGTTCTATATTCTCTTGCTATTTTTGCGTTGCCATTTTGCATAAAGCTATTTGTATGTTTGGTAGTGAGGCTTCCCGTTTACTCTTGTAGCTTTTAAAATTTGTTTTCTTTGCTTACCGGTACTCTCATACGAAACATGAACCCAATCGGGATTCTCATTAGTACCAAACTCCCATATCAATTGGTCAAATTCTAAATTATCCTTGATGTAATTAAATACCATTGTGTTGGTAACGCCATTTGCACTGCCATCCATGTCAATATCAATTGCTTCACCTGTGCTATGCTGTGATGTGGGTGATGCGCCCGGCGTACAAGCATTAAGTTCTTTGCTTCTGTATCCAGAACTAATATGAATAGGACAACGGAAATGATTCCTTACTTTTTCAAATACATTTTCTGCTAACAATTTAAAGTTAGCTATGTGTTCTTCTGTTGGCATATTTGAAATGCCATGACGCTTTGCAGTTTCGCTACGGATAACTTCTGATAAATCTAAATGTTCTGAAATTTTCATATATTATGATTTTGGTTCTTCTTTTTTAAATATTTTCTCTGCCGTTGTTAAACCTAAACAACCAAAAGCCAAACTAGCAACTGCGTAAACCAAAGCCTCGCTAGGTGCTTTACTTAACTCACTAAATGAATTGTGATACATTGTAATACATAACGCTACAACGCACATCAAACCACATAAACGCTTCATAGATAACCTTCCATTATCTTCGGTAAAAAATTGCTTCATCTTAATTAGTTGTATCGGTTTTAGTCTTACCCCAAAAGTTCTTTTTCTCTTTAATCAGGATTGTATCGTGAATGTAGATTGTATCAACTTTAAATTGACTTATTTCACTCTTTAGTTCACTAATTTCGCTTTTCATTTGCGTAATGGTTGCAACTACATTTGTAACTAATTGCTTTTCCTTTTTAGTTGCCTTTGCTAGAACTGTTGCAGATTTTACATTAGTTGCATTTACTTGCTTCATTAATTCCTCAAACTCAATATCCTTGTCAATCTTTTGAGCAGATACCCCGCAACCAAATAAGAATAAAATAAATAAATATTTCATTAGTTAATCTTTTGAATTTTACCTAATTGCTCCAAAGTAGAAAGTTTGGTACTTGCTGCTGCTA